AACACACGACATACAGTAGCCGCAGGAGAACCTACAGGGCGAAAGCGCATCTTCTGAATGTAAGAGCCATTAGCGCCAGCAGTAAATGCTTTGGTTAAAGTTCCTGAACCATCAAGTGCAGTGTTGGCTGTTGGGCCAACAACAAGACCTGAGTTATTGGATGCGACTGAATCGACATTACCAACGATGGAATAAATGGGAGAGGTATTTGCGGGCATGATTTTCCTTTAGCAAAGAATGCAGTTGATAGCGATGGCCCGAACTAGGCCGAGTGATGTTCCACCACCACCAGAAGCAGCGATAGTAATTGAACCTGATGCGTTTGTCACAGTAATACCCGTACCAGCAGTCAATGTGGCTTTAGTCAATGTGTTACCAGTAGTATTACCAATTAACAATTGACCATCTGTGTAAGATGTTTGTCCAGTACCACCATTAGCTACAGGCAAAGCAGTACCCGAATAGGTAATTGCCAATGTGCCAGATGTTGTAATTGGACTACCTGTAATACTAAAAACGCTAGGGACAGAGGCCGCAACACTTGTAACAGTTCCAGAACCACCGCCACCGCCAGAAGCATCAATAGTTTGATTAGGCCATGTGCCAGTAATCGTGACATTTGTACCAGCCACCAAGCTAGGTGTTGCTGTTCCTGTACCGCCATTGGCGACAGGAAGTTGTCCTGTTACACCAGTAGACAAAGGCAAACCAGTTAAATTGGTTGCAGTACCGCTAGATGGAGTACCAAGTACACCACCATTGACCAAAGGTGCGCCAGAAGAGCCTACATTGACCGCTAGAGCCGTTGCTACGCCAGTTCCTAGACCTGATACACCTGTAGAGATTGGCAGCCCTGTAGCATTTGTTAATGTTGCGCTAGTAGGTGTTCCAAGAATAGGAGTTACTAGGGTAGGCGAAGTAGCAAATACGGCAGAGCCTGTTCCTGTTTCATCAGTCAAAGCACCAAGCAAATTAGCAGAACTAAATGAACCAAGAGAAGTCGCATTGCCTACAGAAGTAACTGCACCTGTCAGATTGGCATTTGTCGTAACAGTACCCGCCGTCAAACCAGAGGCAGTTCCTGTAATATTTGTGCCAACTAAAGCAGATGGTGTTCCAAGAGCAGGTGTAACCAAGGTTGGGCTATTGGCAAACACCAAAGCACCCGATCCTGTTTCGTCTGTAACGGCAGATGCCAAGTTAGCAGATGATGGAGTCCCCAAAAATGTAGCGATACCAGTACCTAAACCACTAACACCAGTTGAGATCGGTAGTCCTGTTAAGTTTGTAGCTACACCAGAAGCGGGAGTTCCCAATGCGGGAGTCACAAGTGTTGGCGAGTTTGACAACACTACAGAGCCTGTGCCTGTAGAAGAAGTTACACCTGTACCACCATTTGCTACAGGAAGAGTTCCTGTAATGTCGCCAGTAGAGATGCTAATTGCATCCCAAGAGGCGTTAGTTCCATCAGTCTGAAGGTACTTGTTAGCGTTGCTTGTTTGGCTCGGCAGAAGGTTATTCAAAGCAGCAGTAGCCGTAGAAGCACCCGTACCGCCATCAGCAATGGCTAAATCTGTAATGCCAGTAATTGAACCACCAGTGATTGCGGCAGAAGCATTGTCTGTTTTAGTGCCAACAGCAGTTTGAATATTGTTAAACTCTGTATCAATCTCAGTACCTTTGACAATCTTTAAAGGATTGCCAGGTGATAGATTATCTTTTGATGCAAAGTTTGTAGTCTTGGTGTAATTTGACATGATTTACCTCTTAGCCCATTTTGCCATCTTTGGCTTGAATTTCAATCTTTTGCAATGAAAAAGAAACACCTTTAATGGTTGTTTCATACCCTGTCTGGACAATCTTTCCAAAACCAGAAGCATTTGCTGTTAACGTCTTAATTGGCACACCACTTGTGTATTCAGCAATGTTGTATTCAGCAGTTCCATACTCATAACTTGTCTGTGAAGGAATATAGACATTTTCTGCACGATAAGCGCCTGAATAATCAAAGCCCCAATTGATAGTCAAAAACTGATCTGAACCGCCAATGACAATAGCAGTAACATTTTTCAAAATAGAAATCTGATTAGGGTTTCCTAAGTCAGCATTGTTTGTGTAGTACGCAAATCGATAAGTAGATGCGTCATCAAGATAAGTTCCATACTTACCGATATACCCATTCTTACCAATATATAAGTCGCCATTACGCAAAGAACGTAATGCTGTTGGAGCAATAGAGTCCCACTTAGTGACCCTAGATGCACCATCTTGCAATGATTGCTTCGTATCGAAACAGTAAACTTGGAATGTTGCAGGTAAAACAAGTAAATAAAAGGCTTCTTTTTCTGAGTAAACAGACTTTAGATTAGCCAATGTCTCGCTTGCCAATGATGAATTTAGGTCAAAACGAACATTCTTAGACAAGTCTCTCAAAGGAGCAGACTTCTCTTGGATAGTCCTCATCAACGAGCGAACACCTGAGTCTGACAAGAAAATAACATCAGAGCCAACGCTTTGAATAGTATCCCTTGCGATACACCCAATAGAGCCAATTGTGTCGCTCAGAACCAAGGATGCGGGTGTAGAAGCACCAGAATAGACAAGAATTTGTCGTTTACCAAAGATAAACAAGAAATCATTGTGTGCTGCCAAGCCCATGACTTCATCTGCACCATTAGGCCACACACGGGAGACATCTAATGAGCCTGAAGTGCCACCACCCCATACATGACCTGCAATTAGATCAGAGAAGGTAACAGTCACTTTGTCTGTAGCAGTATTTGCCACCCACAAGCGACCAAATGCTGAAATAGCAATATTGGCTTGGGGAACTGTAGCTACATAGCCAGACTTCTCAGAAACTCTGCGATAAGTAGTTGTACTTACGGCAGGATCATAAATCAAAGGATCGTGACCAGTTTGGAAGAAGTATGCAATGCCATTCAAGGATGCAGTTTGCCAGTTACTTGCTGTGATGGTAGGAGCAGAACCGCCACCACCATAGGTCAACTCAGTCACCGCATTAGCAGTACCAAGTTTAAATATCTTGTTGTTGCCAGCAAACAGAACTGTAAGAGTTCCGTCAGTCTGAACTAACTCATGGATAACACCAACATCATTAGCACCCAAAGCACCAGAAGATGAGTTAACCCTTGACCAACCTTTTCTAGCACCAATACGACCATATTGATCCAAGATGCAGTTAGTTGCAACCAAAGCAAAGCCAGCCCCTAAATCAAGGGGAGAATCTTCAGTATTCAGACCATAAAAGCCTGGTGCTGAGAGACTGTAACTTTGGAGTTGTGCTGCCATTAGACCGCCACAAAGTTGTCTTCAGGATAACGAGTGCTTTCCAATGCAATAGCATCAGAGAGCATTCCTCTAAACAAGGCATAAGCCTCGGAAGAGTTTGTTCCACCATCTTCACCACGCTCTATCAAGGCACGAGCATAGGCACTCTGGGCAACCAAGTAGTCCAAGACCTTTACAGAAGTGCCATCAGCAGACAGATTAGCTTGTGGAACAGTTACATCAAACTTAAGTGTATATACGCCATCAGGAACTGGGAACAAATCAATCTTTGTGTCGCCATTGCCATCTACACCACTAAAACAGAACTCGCTAGGAATGGACTGTGAAGGTGTACCAAAGTTGAGCTTGCGGTTCATGTCCGCAACAGTAGTGTTATCTAAAGTAATAACACTGGTAGTGTTGATAGCGTCATTGATACGAAACTTCTGACCCGCACCTGTTAAAGCATAAGAACTTGTACCAGAAGTAGTACTAATTGTAATTGTTTGTCCTAAGACATTCCAATTATAGGAGTCTTCAATCTGACGCTTGGCATCATTGACAAACTTGCCAATCAAAGAAGAATAGGTTGTTTCGCCAACAGTAGATACTGTGCTTTCACGCAAGCGAACCAACACATCGTTAACAAGTTCTAAGTAGGTCATGTTCGTTGCGCTCCTGATACTTCAAATGTGGCAATAAAACTGAATGTACTTGCACTTTGAGTAGTAATTTGAATTCTATCGCCTTCTTCTAAAACGATATAAGCATTGCCATCAAACTGAAGGTATTGCTTTGAAGTCAAGTCGTA